TCGGCCTCGGCCTCGGGTTTGGCGGTGACACGTCTACCTTCAAGCCCCAGTTTTGCAGGCATAGTCACGTTGTCCATCTTGGCGACCGTCATGTTGACGGCTTTGATGGCTTCTGGCGACTTGCTCTTCTCTTCACAGATGGCGTGCTCGTCTTCGGTCAACCAGCGCATGCCTTTGAAGAACAGCTTGGGGCTTTGCGACTTGGTGTCGAACTTCAAGCGGGTAACGATCTCGCTGGGGTCAACGGACGGCGACTGCGCCATCAGTGTCTTGGCGTACGCTTGCAACGGGCGGTCATCCCCAACTGCGTCACCAAAGATAGACTTGGCGGGGAGTGTCAACTGGAGCACATCGCCTTCCATGTCGTTGGCCAACACTACAGCAATACGTTGCTGGTAACGGCAGGCACGGCTGTTGTTCTGACCAGACCCTGCAATGTTTTGCGGACAGCCTTCGCACTTGAAGTGCTGTTTGTTTTCAGCCTCATCGCTGGGGGTGACGCCATCGTTTGACCAGCAGTCAGGCGCAGATGCTTCGCCGTCATAGGACTTAGCGTAGAAGATGCGGCTGATCTTAGGCGCGGCGTTAACGATCACCACGTCCAGGTAGCGCTCGTCAATGGCCGCAACTTCTTTACCTCCTTGGTAAAGACGGAACACACCGCCCTTGATGGAGATACGCTTGCCACCACTGGCACCAGCACCGCCAGCTAAAGCCTTGGCTACAGCCGACAACTCAGTGCGGTTCTTCACAAATGCGGGAACATTCTCACCGCCGAAAATCGAAACATTACTCATGCAACTCTCCTTAGTTGGTTGGTTTACGAACAGAAATGGTGTACTCAGTCATTGAGTTCAAGCCAGGGGGTACGAGATTGGGGTTCTCTTCAAGAAACTGCGCCATGTTTGTTTGCGCAATACGTTTCTCAAGCAAGTCAACAGCTTCGTTTTGCAAAACAAAAGTCTTGAACGAATCCCAGTCTTGTGTGTTGTAGCGTGTCTTGGTAGACAGCACTACTGTGCCTTCAGTAGTTGGCGCAGATTTCAGCCCCATCTTCAGCATCTGATCTTTGAGCGCAATCTTGATTACGTCTTGTTGTGCCTTGATTACTTCAACCTGCGTTTCATACTCAGTGGTCAGTTGCTGAATGCGGCTCTGCATCTTGCGATAAACTTTTGCCAGCTTGTTCATTGGAACAAGCGTCATCTCAGCGGTCTCTTGAGGCATTGCCTCGTCATCTACTTCAGTTGTCATCTACTTCTCCTTTTGTCTAATGTTTGACATTGTACGTGGTTTATTTATTTGTGCAACCTCCTTTTCATTTATTTTTTATTTCGCTGTCGAACATGCCGACCAGCAGTTCGTGGTCATTGACTTTGTTCGCCATTGCGCTGAAGAGTTTATTTTCAATCGGGCTTGATTGAATGTGCACCACAGTAACTTTGTCAGAGTTTTGACCTTTGCGGTCAGCCCGGGCAATGCACTGAGTGTACATTTCCACGGACATAAGTGGGCCAAAGAAGATGACCGTATCCGCCGCAGTTAGGGTAATCCCGTGCGCAGTTGCTTGTGGTTGCATCACCAGTATACGAATTCTGTCGGTTGTCTGAAAGTCGTGGATGATGTGGTTGCGTTTGCTTGCGCTCACGTCGCCATGAATCTGCTCCACGGCATAGCCGCGCTTTGTCAGGTAGTCAACTATGGTGGAGATGCTTGACCTGAACAACGCAAACAATATCACCTTGCGCTCTGTCTCCTCCAGCACTTCCTCCAGCACAGACAGGCGTGGCCCCGCATCAAACTCAACCACTTCTTTGTCATCGGTGTACGCCGCACCACAAGAAATTTGTAGCAACTTGTTGACCGCTACTCCGGCGTTGACGGCGCTGATTGTCTCGCCAGCCGCGTGCACCATCATCTGTTCTTTCAACAGCTTGTAGTACTTGTTCTGCTGGGGCGTCATCGGCACCTCACGCGTCACTGTGATGACAGGGGGCAGGTCAAGACACTGGTCTTTGGTGAAACGTATTGCTGGTTGAAGCGCCTCGTACACCATGTCTCGTGACGCTGGCTTGGGTGCCCACTTGAACATGGTCACCTTGTTCATCACCTTGTCGCGCCATGCTGTCTGAAACTTGGGCACACCGCTGGGATTGACCAGCTTAGCTAAGCCATACGCATCCACAGGTGACTGCGAGGCGGGTGTACCTGTCATCATCCACAAGTACGTTGCTGGCTTGATGATGGAGGCCAGCGCTTTCCAACGCCTTGTCTGCGTGTTCTTGTACGCATTGGCTTCGTCTACGATAACCAGATCAAAGCGTCCATCGTTGACAATCTCGGACGCGATCAAGTTCAACCCATCGTAGTTGGCGATGACGATCTCGTAGTTCTGCTGAATCATTTCAATGCGTCGAGAGGCTTGCGTGTGGTGGGCCACAACGGCTGAGCGGTGGATGATGCTCTGGTTTAAGTCGCCCATCCATGCTGGCCCCATGATCGACAAAGGGCACAGTATCAGGACACGGCGAACTTCTCCGCGTTGCATCAGGTAGTCAGCCGCCCACAGGGCAGAGAGCGTCTTGCCTGTCCCCGGGTCGTTGAAGCAGAACGCTCTGCGGTGCATCGTAAGGAACGCCGCAGTCTCTATCTGGTGCGCCATTGGTTTGTAGCGCCCGGGCCAGCTGTATCGCCGAGTGATGGGGGACGGCACATCTTTAACGCCCAGGTTCTTTAACACCCTTGCTTCGTCTAACCCCCAGTACACAGCGACATCAAAGATGCCGTTGGTCTCGCTAAGAATTTTGTGCTTGGGGATGACGCTGTACTTGTGTGGGTTGCGTGTTCGAAACAGCAACGCCTTGTCTTCAATAATTTCCACTTAGGCATCCTCTCTCAGACGTGCCCAAGGGGTGTTGTCATCGTGCGTTTCCGCCTCCTCCATCTTTTTGTTTCTGTGTAGGCGTGAAGAGGCGGACAGCCAGAACTCGTCTTCAATCTCTGACACATCAATCCACGTGTCCCCATACCTGACGCGCCACATGTTGACCAGCCCTGACAGCGGCATCGCCCATGCGGGGTCTTCGTTTGGGTTAAACGATGTCATCGTCATTCCCACGTGCACGGGCAAGCGGTATGTGTCCACTGCTTTTATGTACTGTTCGGGAGTCATCCCCAACTTATCGATCAGTTCTTGTTCTGCACGCGAGATTGCGTATGCTTTCATCTTTGCCATTTGCTTCTCCTATTCTGGTTTTCTACAAACAAAACGTGCACGGTCGGTTAGGAAGTGCACCTCAACTTCTCCAAGTTGTTTCAGTCTCTGATACGCCAGCTTATAAAACTGATCGTCCTCCAAAACCATAACGTCTATCCACTCGTTGCCAAACCTTGCTAACCACAAGTTCAACAACTCGTCGATGGATAGGCGAAACACATCGTTACCTAAATCCAAACTGTGCACAACGCTCTCTGACTGACGAGGTGGTCCGAAAGCGCCTGCTCCACTATTTGATGCTGTGGTCACTCTTCCTTGCGTAACTCCGATTGGCGGATGCTGGCTTGACGCGTAGATTGCTTCTGTTTGTTGAGCCGCCTTTTGAAAGAGGTTGTTTATGATCGACATCTTTACCATCTCCTTTGTGTACAAGACCTGCTTTCTCCATGACTGCGCGTGCTTGGTTACGAGCGGCGCGTTTCTTTTTAACGGCTGGTTTCTGATCGTACGCAGGGTACGGCTCTCGATCAGCGGGATTTTTGTACGGCATTTTTTACTCCTTTAGAAGCGTTACATGAACGACACAGAACTTGGTAGTCCGCATTCTGTGCATGAAAATCAACCCAAGCTTCTTCAAGCACTGGGTCTGCAATATACCAACCACCACCATCCTCCTTGTTGCCAAGCCCCTCAAACACCCCAGAGTGGTGCTTAATAAACTCGGCCACGATGACACTGAACGGCATTGTCATATGGTCCAGCGTTAAGAAGTCTTGCGACTTGCAGTGTGCGCAGAAGTCTGGGGAGCCAGTAGCGTTCAGCCGCATGTGCGGTTGGATGGCGCGGCGAAGCGCTTGGTTCAGTATGGGGCCACCTGAGATAGCGCGGTTCCATGACCAGACCACAAAGTTCTTGTCGTAGTCAGCATGTGCAACACACCGCGTGTCTGTGGGGTATGCAGGGTTATGAATACGCACGTACTTTAAGAAGTTCCAGCCGCACAAATCGTTCATTGCCTCTACGTCTGCCGCATCAAACAGTCGGTTGTATGGTTGACGGTCAATCAACTCACGAACAAGTTGCTTGCGTTCTTTCTGTGT